TGAGTGTCCACCATCTCTCATGGGGTTGAACAGTTGTGATAGTATCAATGTATCTAAGATACTATCGTCTTTAATTTCTGTACCACAGAGTTTATTAAGCATAGGTGCATCAAAAGATAAACCATTGTGCATAATAAACTGTGATACATTTCTTGCAAAGTTAGGAAACCTCACTCGGCATTCGTCACCCTTGAAAACGTAGGGCTTCTTACCGTCGATGTCATACGCCACTATACAGTGGACATTGGTTGCTTCGTTCAAAAGCCCATTAGTTTCTATGTCAAGGATGCATTTCATAATGTAATAAGTTCAGCCTTTTCAGTTGGAACAATAAAGAAGTACTCTCCTTTGGATACAAACCTGTTGGGAACCTCTTTTAGTTCACAGTCATCTAGTACATTACTATCAATTTTCCAAGCAGATGTAAAGCTTTTATTGAAGATAAGGAAACATAAATCTTTTTCTTTGTTTCTTGCATAGTCAATAAGTCTCCGCTTGCGCTCACTCAGTTGAATATCTTTCCAGTGCTTGGGCCATTCACCATCCCACACTAGCTTGACCTCAACCTCTGTGAGATACTGTTTACCGTCTTTGGAGCTACGGATATCTACCTTCATATCTTCTTTGGTAGATGTAATTCTATGTCCAATAGACTTCAAGTATTTTTTGCCAGCATCTACACTCTTTTGGTTTACCATATTGTATAGCTGTCTGTCAAACTTTTTCTTAACTCTAGTCGTTGTCAAAACCTTCCTCCTCGTCATCTTCGTTTACATCAAAGGGGTTGGATATCTCAGACATCCTACCACTATCTTTGTCGTAATACAAGTAGGTGGCAATGCCAGTATCACCTGTGTACCTGTTCTTTAGAATGCGAACCACAGTGGTATTCGCAAGCGTCTCGTCTTCTTCTTGTTGGTTTCTCTCCAAGGCAATCACACCATCACTTAGATGGGCAATGCTCTGGCTACCTCTAAGATGTGCAAGAGAGACCTCTCGTCCATCCTCATGACCTTTGTCGCCCGATGCCCGACGCAGGTGGGATACCAACAACAAGCCGACTCCCGTTTCCTCTACGAGAGACCGAAGCTTTGTCATTAAAATATCAATAGATCGACGTTCATCACCATCTTCCTGTCCAGATACAAGGATCGACAGGTGATCAAGAATAATCCATTTACAATCAAGAGCCTTTGCCATAAAGCGTACCCGGTTAAGTATCTCGTCGTTAGAGATAGAACCGAAGTGATCGAAGGCAAAGAAACGTCCTGTACCTACGGTAGCATTTTGCCACTTTTGTAACTGATCAAGAGAGAAAGTATCCCGCACCTCTTTGATATATAGACGTTGACTTGCCTCAACGGACATGATGTTCAGTGCAGTGTTACGAATGCTTTCTTCCAAAGCAAGAACACCGATGTTATCGGTAGAGGTTTTCATAATGTGGTGCATCAACTCTCGAATGATACTGCTCTTACCCATACCTGAACCTGAAGTAAAAGTTAATAGCTCACCAGTACGCATGCCATATATCTTTTTATTCAGTCCCGTCCAAGGATAAGGCACTGTCTCACAGAAGTCTTCTTCATACAGTGTATCTCCAAGGGCATCAAGATTAATAATACCTGCAGGAGTATACGGCTCTGCTGCCCACCATGTGCGAACAAAGCTTTCTTGATTGCCAGTTCGTAGATAATCAGATGCATCCTTGAACTGGCTAAGATTAACAATCTTACATTTATGTGGCTCAAACAAGCCAGCAACTTTCTCTGCTGCCTTATGTCCAGCAGCATCATTATCAAAACAGATAATAATATTTTCAAAAGAATTAAGATAGTCAAAACTTTTCTTGCAGTCTGCCAATGCAGAGCTAGAAGACTTGACTGACACACAAGGCCACTTGCTACCAAACATTTGGTATGCCGCCATAGCGTCAAGCTCGCCCTCGGTAATGGTAATATATTTGCCTTTAGCAGAGAACTTGTTGCGACCAAACAATACAGCACCAGACATATTACCCTCAGATAAAAAGCCTTTGTTCTGTACAGTACGAATCTTTGTAGCTACCTGCGTATTGGAGTCATCATAATACGGATAGATATGCTTGAAGATTGTACCATTGTTGGTAAGAGTGGTTACGTTGTAAGCCTTACAGGTATCGGCAGATATCTTACGATCTGGTATGCCAGTGATCTGACCGCTTGATAGGTTAGATGTATAAACATTTTTGATGGGCGACTGTGCCGCTTCCATGTTATCCTCACTTCCAAAAGTTTCACAAGAAAAACACCATGTCGTACCGTCATCGTAGACTGCATTAGCATCCGACGATCCACAGTGATCACATGATGTATGTCGTACAAATTTAGCGTTAGTTCGTTCCATAATATCTCCTCTATTTAATCCCCATACAGTTCGTAGAACTTACTGTATGGGTATTAAATAGTATGTCTCGTCTGGATCATAACCCAGATGACGTACCATGTCAACCCGTTCTGAAATAAATTCTTCAGCTTCTTTTTTAGTTTGAAATGATAATGACTTTTCTAAGTCACCATTACCTGCTACTTGAACCATCCATCTATCAGTCATTTTTAATAGTTCCTTTTTGTGATCTTACTTTTTTGAATCGTTCACTCGCCCTATCCCTTTGTTCTTGAGACATCTCTTTACGCCAAGGATTTTTACCTAATCGAAAGGGCCAGAGGTGGCATGAGTAAACTGTACATAGTTTTACCTCACTAAAACTACCACCACTACATTCAATACAATTATTCTTTATTGCTTTTAAAACAGGTGTACTTACATGACCATGTTTTAATGCTTCATCTTTCATTTGTTAATGCCTTCCATGAAGTTGGGTATAAAGTTGTACAAATTTTATTCCATTGAGATGCTATCTCTTGGATTTCTTTTTGTGCATGAGAATCACTTCTTAAATTATAAGCTCTTGCCCATGCATACAAAGAACCAGTTACATAATAACTTGTATACATAGATTGTGGCAACACCATTCTAGCTTGTTCAGGACAAACACCTTTGCGTAATAATTCTTCATATGTCCATAAGCTTCTTTGCATAGCTAGTTTATAGATGTCTACCATTGGTGGCGCTCTATTACCCACAGGATTTATATCAATTGTTTCCTCACTACTACCCTGCTTTGCATTATCTGCTTTAGCTCTCCATGCCTTTGGCATATAGAACTCTGGGGTATCGTCAACGTATCTCCGACTGACCTCGTTGTAGCTGAAACCTATTGTGTGTTTAAATCTTTGACGGGCTACAAAAATAGGCACAGTCTCTCTCATTGTAATAGTACAGTGAGTGAAGGGTGTAAAGTGATTATGTTTAGCAAGATATTTAATTAACTTAACATCTTTATCTTTAAGAACATTTTCTACAGGACCAGCAGGAGTTATGGATTCCCATTCACTTTCTTTATCAAAAGAAACTCTAGCTGCATTAACTACAGTTAGATCGTCACCCATAGAATTAATAAGTTCGATCTTCACCTGCTTCCTCCTCTTCAACTTCAATAAGTGTATCTACAAAAAACTTTTTATCAGCCATGATCTCATCTGTCTCTTGA